TTACTACTGAAAATGGTGCTACAGGATACCTTTGGTATGTTAAAGCAGAGCATGAAACTCGTCTACGTTTCGATGATTATCTTGAAATGATGATGATTGAACACGTTCCTACTGAAGCTACTTCAGGAGCTGCTGGTGTATTAGGTACAACTTCAGGATCTCAAGGTTTATTTGATGCTATCGAAACTCGTGGTAATGTATGGTCTGGAGGTAATCCATCTACATTAGGTGAGTTCGATGATATCGTTAACCGATTGGATAAGCAAGGTGCTATCGCTGAAAACGTATTGTTCGTTAATCGTGAGTTCTCTTTCGATATCGATGATATGTTGGCTGCTCAAAACTCTTACGGAGTTGGTGGTACTTCTTATGGTTTGTTTGACAACGATAAAGACATGGCTATTAGCCTAGGATTTAGTTCTTTCCGTCGTGGTTATGACTTCTACAAGTCTGACTGGAAGTACTTGAACGATGCTACTCTTCGTGGTGGTCTTGTTGGTGGTGCTGTAAACGGAGTTCTTATCCCTGCTGGTACTATGTCAGTATACGATCAAATCATGGGTAAAAACATGAAGCGTCCATTCCTTCACGTTCGTTACCGTGCTTCTGAGGCTGAAAACCGTAAGTTTAAAACTTGGGTTATCGGTTCTGCTGGAGGTGCTGCTAATAGTGAGCGAGATGCTATGTCAGTACACTTCTTGTCTGAGCGTGCGCTTTGTACTCTTGGAGCAAACAACTTTGTATTGTTCAAAGACTAAGAATAACAATAACTAGGGGAGATGAAACACTCTCCCCTTTTTTTTAAATTTTAAATTAAATCAAATGAAAACAAATAACTCAAAGGACAAGACATATGTCCTAAATCAAGACAAAACTCCAGTTAGTTTTTTTGTTCAATCTAGAAGTAATAAGCGAAGACAATTACTTCATTTTGATGAAGAAAAGGGAATCAATCGTCCATTACGATATTCTAAAAATCAAAAATCTATTTTTGAAGACGAACAAGATGGAACAGCTATCTTAGAACCTATAGTGATAGAAGATGGTAAAATTAGTGTTTCAAAAACTAATCCTATATTACAGCAATTTTTAGATTATCATCCTGATAATGTTAAAAATGGCGGTCTTTTATTTTATGAATTTGATCCACAAAAAGTTGCTGAAGAAAGTATTCAAAATTTAAATCTAGAAGTTGATGCACTTATTGCAGCTAGGTCTTTAGATTTAACTAAAATGCAAGCTATTGCTCGTGTTCATTTAGACTCTAATGTAGATAAAATGACTTCATCTGAGTTAAAGCATGATATCTTATTGTTTGCACGTAACTATCCACAAGAATTCTTAGATGCAATTGATGATCCAGACTTGGATGTAACAAATGCTGCTGCAAGAGCATTCAATGAAGGATATGTTACATTTAGAGCAGGAAAAGATGTTCATTATAATTTGAAAAATAACAAGAAGAAAATTCTTACTGTTCCATTTGGAGAAAATAGGGAAGATGTATTTATGTCTTGGCTTATGTCTGATGATGGCCTTGAGTTCTACAAGTACCTTGAAGACGAGTTCAATAAATAGTATTATCTTTGTACTTTGTTTAACCCATTAATTTTTTAAAATGGAAAAGTTTCTTTCTATCCCAGTTACAAGTGAGCAAAATCAATTAGTTTCTGCTACAGGAATCCTTTTGATTGAGCAAGCATCAACATCTACAGTTACTATAGCTTATAAAAGTGCTACTACAGCTGGAGATATTGTTTTAATTACTCATGCAACTGCTGGTGCAGGTGATGAGACAATGCGTGATGCAATTCAAAACGCAGTTATCGCAGCATTGCAAACACCTTGGACTAATGTAGCATATCAGGTATCCAATTTACCATATGCTGTGTCTGCTATTGGTATAAACTAACACCTTGTATTTAACACATGAAGAAGGCACTATTTGTTAGTGCCTTTTTTATTATCTTTGTACTATGATTAATAGTGTACGAAATACAGTCCTTTCAATTATTAGCAAAGATAATCGTGGGTACATAACTCCAATGGAGTTTAATCTATACGCAAAGCAAGCACAGCTAGAGATATTTGAGAATATGTTCTACATGTATAGCAAGGCTGTTAATAAGCAAAATAACAGGTATACTCCAAGCGTATATGAGGATAGAGTACACAATACAGGATATACTGATATAGCAAAACAAATAGAGGAAGCAATCGATATATTCTCTACATACGGTATACTTACCTACAACAACATTACACTTAAATACGAAATTCCGGCAGATTGCTACTACCTTGATAAGGTATTGTATGACAATACTAACGAAATAGAGAAGATATCTCACTCAAAAATAAACAACGTATTGTTGTCAGGCTTTACACAGCCTTCTACAACGTATCCATTATATACAAACTCATCCAACGAGATACAGATATATCCATCTACTATCTCAGGAGCAGGATTAGTTACAGCTCAGTACATTAGGTATCCACAGGATCCTAAATGGACATGGAACACATTCTCTAATGGAACACCTGTGTTCAACTCATCAGCTGCTGATTATCAAGATTTTGAGCTGCCGTTGAATTACGAGACAGACCTAGTTCTTAAGATACTTGCGTATGCAGGGATATCAATTGGAGAGCCGGATGTGACTCAAGCAGCTACGTCAAATGAAATGTTAAATAGTCAAGAAAAGATTTAATAGATGCCATATATTACTCCATATCAGTACTATACCAATAATGGTGTAGTTCCAGAAGACCAGAACTGGGGATCGTATCAGTATGTATCTTTAGCTGATATCGTGAATAATTTCATGGCTATGTATGTCGGGAACGATAAGCTAGTTAATAACGTCAAACGTTATGAAGTTATCTTCCACGCAAAGCAAGGAATTAAGATGCTTCATTACGATGCGCTTAGAACGATTAAGACCATCGAGATGAACGTTGGTAGCAACCTTAAGTTTATTCTTCCTTCAGACTACGTAAATTACGTTCGTATATCCATTTTAGTTAATGGTGTACTTCGTCCACTACATGAAAACAGACAAGCCAATAGTGCGCTTGGATATCTACAAGATAATAACAACAATATTCTCTTCGATAATAACGGAGAAATATTGGTAGGAACCTCAAGACTAGACCTAGATAGAATAAATCAGACACTGTACGAAGGCCCAGGTCTATACAACGGATGTTATGGTTGGTGTGTAGACGGCCTTTGGTGTTTTGGATATGAAGTAGGTGCTAGGTTTAGAGTAGACCCTGCATCTCTTTCTGCCGGACCACACTTCAGAATCAATAATGGAGTGATTGACTTTTCATCAGGTGTATCAGATCAACTAATTGTTCTTGAGTACATCTCTGATGGAATGGCAAACGGCAACGAGTCAGAGATTGTAGTGCATAAGTTCGCAGAAGAGTTCGTATACAGATACATTAAATGGTGTTTGCTTAACGCTAAGTTAGGAGTGCCAATGTACGAAAGGAAAATGGCAAGGGATGAGAAGCATGCCGAGCTACGGAACGCAAAGCTAAGACTTAGCAACTTGCATCCATCTAGATTACTAATGACATTGAGAGGTCAAGGTCAACAAATTAAGTAAACATGCCTGAAGTAAAGAATACATTTGTAACAGGTATCATGAATAAAGACCTCGATGAGAGGCTTATACCTGAAGGAGTATACATACACGCTGAGAACGTAAGTGTAGATAGTGCTGACGCAGGTGATATTGGTGCGGTAAAGAATCAGAGGGGTAATGTATTAATTGGTAACCTAGCAAATGTTACAAATAGAAACTTAACAAATGCTAGAACTATTGGTGCTGTAGCAAGCGAGAGGGACAATCTTATCTATTGGCTTGTTGCTGCGGATGAGTTTGATGGCATCTATGAATACAATGAGATATCAGGAACACTAGTTCGTGTATTGCAATCTAACAAGTCTACTCCTACAAGTATCAGTAAACTTAACTTCAATAAGGAGTTTGTTGTTACCGGAATAAACTACGTAAATGGTTTTCTTTTTTGGACTGACAACTATAATCCACCAAGAAAGATAAACATATCAAGAGTAAAGGCAGATGTGAATGGTAATGGTGGATATAATATTGATGATCCACGTATTGACCAAGACATTAGTGTAATAATGGCTCCTCCATTAAATGCGCCTAAGTTACGTTTTGAGAATACAGAAGATCCTACATTACTAGATCAGGCTAATAATATGGAGGATAGGTTCTTATACTTCTCTTATAGGTATAAGTACATTGATAATCAATACAGTGCGTTATCTCCATTCTCTGCCGTTGCATTTCAAGCAAAAGATTATTTAGTTGACTACAACGCAGGGTTTAATAAAGCCATGCTTAATAAATATAATCGTGCTTACATTACTATATTCACAGGAAGTGAATTTATAAATGAGATACAGATTATAATGCGTGATGCGCGTAGTTTGAATACGTTTATTGTTGATACTATTAACAAGGAAACACTTAATATATCTGACAATATATATAGAGAGATAGAGTTTAGTAATGACAAGACATATTCCGTTCTATCTCCAGAGCAATTGACTAGGCTTTTTGACAACGTGCCACTATTGGCAAAGGCTCAAGATTATGTTGGAAATAGAATAATGTATGGTAACTATACTCAGTTCTATGATGTTTTTGAGCAAGTTAGAATAGGTGTTGCATATAAGTCATACGATATACCTACAGAGGGTGCGCCAATACAAACATTTAGGTCTGACAGAGACTATCAGATAGGAATCCAATACTTAGATAGTTATGGAAGAACTACAACTGTTTTGGCTCCTGATAATCAGAACATAAGCAGCACAATATATATACCTCCTTCGCAGTCAAACAAGGGGAATAGTCTTAAGGTTAGTGTTTGGAATAGACCCCCACAATGGGCTACCAACTACCGATTGGTTATTAAGCAAGGTAAGAGAGAATACTATAACATTTTTCCTATCTACTTTTATTTGAAAGATCAATTTAGGTATTTCTTAATACATGAGTCAGATAAGGATAAGATTCCTGTAGGAGGGTATGTTATTTTTAAGTGTACTGCTATAGGACCAACATTTTCAAATAAGAAATACAAAGTAATTGAACTTAAGTCTCAACCTAAAAATTTTATTCAAGGCGCACAGGCAGGGCTTTATTTTAAAATAAAAGTTGATTCTCCACTAGAATTAAATAATACATTAGGTTTAAATACATTTTTTACTGATTCATCTGGTTTTTCAGCAACAAATTCAATACAAGGAACAATAGTCGTAAATCCAAATTCAAGTGTTAAATATGCTGAAAGTCCAATTTACTATGGTAATGCAAATGCAAATGCATTAACATTATCTTCACCGCCAACAAATCCAGCAATATCACCTAATAGATATAATTTTAATGGAAGTTATAGAATTACAGTTCAAGTTATAAGTACAACTCAGTTTAGATGGACAAATGCTGTAGAATTTAATGGTTCATGGATAACGGCAAATATTTCTTTAAAC